GATCCATCTCCATCACCATAGATAACCCATTGGCTATCATTATAAAATTCTCTTATTTCTGCTGCTAATCCTCTAAAAGCATTATTTATGTTAGAAGGTAGCATACCTTCTGCTACACTAATACTTCCTACTGTTGTGTTGTTAGCTGCTGTTGTTGAATAATCTTTTATTCCCATTTATTCCCCCATAAACCAAGCAAAAGCTTTGTTGTTTTCATTATTTTTTTCATTTATTAATGCATTGATAGCTTCCTCAATTTGTCTTTGAAAAAACTCTTGAGTCTCAAATGAATATCTTACATTATCTATGTCTGTACTATCTGTCATCTTAATCCTGATCTAGATGCAACAAGATCTATTCCTTGTGCATTTGTCCATACTACACCACTTGGTGTTTTAACATTTACTTTTACATATCTTCCAGATTGTCTTACAGGATTCATACCTGAACTATTCATACTAGAAGATGATGAAGTTGTAACACTATTAGCTAATCTATCTCTTGTTTTCAAAGTAACTGTAGCTGTAGCATCTACAATAGGTCTTATACCTTGTATACTAGCTCTATGATTAGGAAATATTTCTAACTCAGTTGTTTCTATTTCACCTTCATTTCCTGTACCAGAAAAAATAGCTGCTTTATAATCACTATCTACTGCACCTAAAAATAACTGACCACCATTCCAAAAGTCAGTATCTAATGCTATATTAATTGCATCTAAGTTTTCAGATATAATATCCATAAGTTCTACTGTATATGCACCTACAAACTGAGTAAATATTGTACTAGCATTTGCTTCAGCTAATGACCATTTTTTAGTAGCATAATTGTAGATAATAATTCTATCACATATACCAGTAGTATTAGTAGTATTATTAACGCTTGGGTACAACCATAAAGCCAATTGATTAAAAGGATCTACAGCTGCACATATTCTATCTGTATATGCTTTGTTTAAATTAGCATCAAAAAATCTATTAACTTTTTCTGCACCAATAGATGATATATTATCACCATTTAATTCATAAAATCCATCATCTGCATAGAAAAATACACGTCTATTATCTTGACAAACTGTTCTTCCATATACAGCTCCTCTGTTTGGAGATATAACTGATAACCTAAATATTGTAGCTCCACCAACATAGTCCATACGAATTATTTGATTTTGCCTAAATACATATCCAATCTCACCAGATGTTATATGTACTATCTCACCACCTGATCCTGGCAGATCTTGTTGATCTGCTTGTTTACCTGACCAAACAGTAATATCATTAATACCTGACCATTGTATTCTATTTTGATTTGATGATTGGTTACCTGTAACTAAAAAATCTCGAATAACTCCTGATACTCTAAAATTAGGTGTAGTACCTGCTGTTTGTATTGCACTCAGATTAGCAAAGTTAGTTGATGTTCCCATTAAATAATATTGTGGTGCATCTACTCCATTACTAGCAATTACATAATTACCAAATTGTGTAAATGTCCAAAAGTCTGTATCACCACCTGTTAAAGATCCTTTTCTAGATGTAAATGTACCTGATGCTAATTGATATATATCTGTATTTTTTGCAACAAAATTAAATACATTACCAGCATTATCTCTAAATGATCCTGCGCCTCTACTATTTGCACCTATATTATTTGATGAATAGTCTACTAAAGATGGAAATCTTTTATATGAATTAAGAGCATAGTATACATTAGTTGCTACATTAGCTCCTTGATTCAAATGTGGTGGTTGATCAGGCAACCATTCTCCAAAAGGTACTTGCATTATCTTTGCCTATAAAATGATAAATCTGTTTGTACATCTGTTCTTTGTTGGACAGGTGCACCACCATATGTATCTTGTCTATCGTTATTTTCACATCTTTCTAATGCTGTAGAATACATTTGTAGCCATTGTGATAATTGTGTAGGTTCAATACCACCAAGAAAATTAGCTGCATGGTATAAAGAACCATATAAATATATAGCTGGATGTTTATCTAAAATGTAATTTGTTGTATTAGAATCACTAAGCTCTGATATAGCTTTATAGTATGATAACTTCCCAGTATAAGAAATATCAGGAGCAGGACCAAATCTGAATTTTTCAATTTCATTGTCAGCCTCGATTGTATAACATCTTGGTCTACCAGTTCTTGATCCACCTTTTATTTCAAACATATTGTGTGGTGTTATATATTCTAATGGATATTTAACTGATGACGATAATATATAAAATGATCTAACAGCAAGAAAACCTGTTGGTACTGTAATTTGTTCAGAATCAATAGTAATATCATCTTGCTGTTCCATTTGTCTAATTCTTAGTTTAGCATTAAAGTCAGCTTCTGTAAGTTTAATAAAGTCATCTTGTATTTCTGTAGTTAGATCAGATCTATTTAAAAAATTAGCAATAGATGCTTTTAATTCTGAATAAGTTGATAATGCCATTATAAATTACCTTCTGCTGTTCTAAAGT